GAAATTATTTTTATCACTGCTTCGTTCTCAATTAATATTGAAAGGTATAATCAGACAAGAGGATTGGGAAAAGATATATCAGGATATAAGTTTTAAGTTTAAAACTGATTCTTATTTCCAAGAGCTTAAAGAAAATGAAATTCTAAAAGAACGTACAGAAATGTTAAGAGATTTAGACGATTATGTTGGAAAGTATTATTCAACTGAATACATTCGCAAGAAAGTTCTGAATCAAACTGACGAAGAAATTTACGAAATTGATCAGCAAATTCAAGCAGAAAAGGAAAATGAACCATCTGATTCTGAAGAAGTTGAAGGGGAAGAAGGAGATTTTGAATGAATAAAAATCTAAAAGATATGATAAGTGCTTCTTTAAATGATGATATGGACGCGTTTAAGGCATCATTTGAGACAGAGGTTAATGATAGAATCTCTTCTAAAATTGCTCAAAAACATGTTGAGGTTTCACAAACCATAATGCAATCTGATGTTGAAGAAGCGTTTTCTAAAAAAGCTAAATCGAATAAGTACAGTTTCAAGAACAGTGCAGACGCTAAAAAGTTTGTAAAGTCTGTTCTTAAAACGGGTGCAAAGAAAACAAATGTTAAAGTATCAGGAAATACTGTAGTAGTAAAGGATCTTGATGATGGAGATATGGGCGAACTGATCTATTTTATGGCTAAAGATATGAACTCTATTGGTGAATCTTTGGCTCTAGAAAATAAGAAAAGCATAAATAATTTACTAGAGCAATTAGATCCTGAGACTAAAAATATTTTAGTTAATGGTATAGCAAACGATGAATTAGCATACACAGAAATCCTAGAGTTAGCAAAGGAATTAACAGATGACATTAACTGAACAAATTATAAAACTTGTCAATGAAGACAAGTTGTCTAAAGCCATGGAACTAACAGAAACAGTTCTTTACTCTAAAATTTCAGACATCATGTCAGAGAAATATGAGGAAGTTGCTCCCACTTTATTTGGAGAAGCAAAGAAAGCAAAAGTCACTGACAAAGATGATGACGGTGAAGGAATGGATCCTGTAGGCCATGGAGACGATGACATTGATAATGATGGCGATTCAGATGAGACTGATGACTACTTGAAAAACAGAAGAAAAGCAATCGGTAAAGCTATTAAAGGTGATGAATCAAAATGAAACTAATCACAGAAATGACAGAAGATATTCAACTTCTTGCTGAAGTAAATGAAGAGACCGGTGAAAAGAATTATTTCATCGAGGGCATTTTCATGCAAGCTGCTCAAAAGAATCGAAACAATAGAGTATATCCGCCAGAAACTCTAATGAACGAAGTTAAAAGATATACTAAAGAGTATGTTAATAAGAATCGAGCAATGGGAGAACTAAATCACCCACAAGGCCCCACAGTTAATCTCGACCGTGTGTCTCACATCATCAAAGAACTTCGTGCAGATGGAAATGATATCTATGGTAAAGCGAAGATAATGGACACTCCTATGGGCAAGATTGCAAAGAATCTCATCGATGAGGGTGCTAAACTTGGCGTATCTTCCCGTGGTATGGGTTCATTAAAAGAAAAAAACGGGGTAAATGAAGTTCAAAATGACTTTATGCTGGCTGCTGTTGACATTGTTGCTGATCCTTCTGCTCCTAATGCATTTGTGAATGGAATCATGGAGGGTGCAGAGTGGGTTTGGGATAACGGAGTATTAAAACAAAAAGCCATAGAAGAGTATAAAGAGGAAATTGAAAAAACTTCTAAGAGAGATTTAGAAGAAAAGGCTTTAAAGTTGTTTACTCACTTCATGTCAAAATTTTGAAAAGTATAAATAAGTTCAGATATATATCGTCTACAAGGAGAATCTAACATGGAATATTTGGATCCAATCGAAACAGCAAGAGCGATTCTTGCAGGAGAACTTCATGAAAATTTAGATCCCGAAGAGGATCTAGAGGATACAGCCATTGATGCTGATGTTGAAGTCGAGGAAGATGGTGTCGAAGAGGCATATCATAGCAAGCCAATAGGCCCTATTGGTGGTAAGAAGAAATTGAAAGATGACAGCCACGAAGATGAAGAGGATAAAGAGGATGAGGATGAGGATGAAGTCGAAGAAGCCGTGGTAGATCCTAAGAGCGAAGAGGATGCTGATCTCTATCAGGATGCAGAGGGTAAGCACGCTAAAGTGGCTAAACCTGTAGGAAATAAGTCTGGTGCAAACAAAGGCACTATTAAGGCTAAGGCTTCTGCTGCGAAGGGTAAAGTTGAAACTCCATCTGCAACTAAAGAAGAGATTGATCATCACATGACAACCCTCTTTGATGGAGAAGAGTTGAGCGAAGAGTTCATGACTAAAGCATCAACTATCTTTGAAGCAGTTATTAATGAGAAAATTTCTGAAGTTGAATTATCTTTACTTGAACAGTATAACGACGTAATCGAAGAGCATACTCAGGAAATCACAAAAGAACTTGCAGAGAAACTTGATAACTATCTTTCATACGTTGTTGAGAAGTGGGTAGAGGAAAATGAGCTTGCTATTGAGACTGGCATTCGTGCTGACGTTGCAGAGCAGTTCATGACTGGCCTCAAAGAACTCTTTGATAATTCATATGTTTCTGTGCCTGATGACAAGAATGATCTTGTTGAGCAGCTTGCAGAGGCAGTTGTTGATCTTCAGGATAAATTAGAAGACGAGATCGCTAGAAATATCGATCTTCGTTCAAACGTAATGGAAAGTCGTTGCGAAACTATTCTTTCTGAGGTTTGCGAAGGACTCGTTGATATTGAAAGCGATAAACTTCGTTCATTAGCAGAAGGAATTGAATTTGACACTGAGGAACAGTATCGTGAAAAACTTGATATCTTGAAGGAAAGTTATTTCAACGGTGATACTGTTTATAACGAGGATGACGTTTCATCCTCTGATAATCAAATTGTTGAGAATTCACACATGCAAAATTACATGTCAGCACTCAGCAAATCAGCAAAAATCAGTAGACAGAATAAATTAGACTGAAATTTAAGTTTTTATAGATATAGGAAAATAGTTACTTACTAACAAGGAGAACGAAATGGACTTTAACGGAACTACACCCTATGATCAGTTGGTGGAAAAGTGGTCACCAATTTTAGATCACAACGAAATGCCATCTATTGATGATGGTTATCGTAAGAAATGTACTGCTGCACTTCTTGAAAATCAGGAAAAAGCATTAGCAGAACAATCACTCAATGAAACTCCCCTGAATGCTGCTGGTGGAGGCCTTAAAGGCGTTAACGGCGAGCAGCGTCCGATGGGTGGTTACGATCCAATTCTTATTAGTCTTGTACGTCGTGCAATGCCTAACTTAATGGCATACGATGTTGCAGGTGTTCAGCCAATGAACGCTCCAACAGGACTCATCTTTGCCCTCAAGGCACAGTTTGGTTCAAACTACAATCAGACTTCAACTGATCGTAACAACGAAGCATTATTCAACGAAGCAGCAAACCACGGTGGTACTTATGGTTTGACCGCTCACGGTGCATCCGGTGGTGCAGCAGATCTTGGTAGCACCTTCTCTAACTGGGACCCTCTCTTGGGTTACACCGCTGCTGATATTGGAATCGGTCGTGGTATGACTAGAAGTGAAGCTGAAGGCCTTGGTGGTCAGCACGCATTCGCACAGATGGCATTCAGCATTGAGCGTACATCTGTTACTGCGAAGACTCGCGCCCTCAAAGCAGAGTACACTACTGAGCTTGCTCAGGACCTCAAAGCAGTCCACGGTCTCGATGCAGAGAGCGAACTTGCTAACATTCTTAGCACTGAGATTCTTGCTGAAATCAACCGTGAAGTTATGCGTACCATCTACGGTGTCGCTAAACTTGGCGCACAGCACGCTGATCTCACTAAGACATATAATTCCAATGGTGGTATCTACGATGTCACTTCTGACTCTGACGGACGTTGGAGTGCAGAGCGTTGGAGAGGACTCATGTTCCAGATCGAACGTGAAGCAAATACTATCGCCAAAGAAACTCGTAGAGGAAAAGGTAACTTCGTAATCTGCGACAGTGATACCGCTTCTGCTCTTGCGATGGGTGGTTTCCTTAACATCTCACCAGCACTTAATGTTGGATTGAATGTTGACGATACAGGTAACACTTTCGCCGGTGTTCTTAACGGTAAGTATAAGGTTTACATTGATCCTTATGTTCCAACTACTGGTGGTTTCATCGGTGGTAGCCCAACTCTTGGTGCAGAGGGAGCGCCCGGTTCTGTTGGACACAACTTCGCTTGTGTTGGATACAGAGGAACTAATCCTTATGATGCTGGACTCTTCTACTGCCCATACGTTCCACTCCAGATGGTTCGTGCGGTTGGTGAGAATACCTTCCAGCCCAAGATTGGATTCAAGACTCGCTACGGCTTAGTCAGCAATCCATTCGTGACTACGACTGGTGCCCTTAACGGTACTCCAGATGGTGAAACTCTTACTCTGAGAGTTAACCAGTATTACAGAATCTTCCGTATCATCAACCTTCATGGACAGGGACAGTGATAACTGATTCGTAGTTCGGAAATCGTTACTCCGATATGGGGGGAGTCCTTTGGGACTCCCCCTTTTCTTTTATATAAATAGTATGGAGGACGAATTATGGAACCAACGCCTGGAACAACATATGCTCAGGAACAAGTAGCAATAGATGTTCAGTATCAAGCAGCAAGTCTAAAGCAGCCTGATACTGACAATTACTTGATGAATAATTCTTTTAAGTTTTCCCTAGAGAGAATTCCTCATGTAAGTTACTTCTGTCAGAGAGCAAACATACCTAATTTTGCATTCAATATCATAGAGCAACCAACGCCATTTGGTGTTAAGGTTTATAAATCTGGAACATCATATGACTATAGTGAATTAGAAATTGCTTTTATAGTTGATGAGAAAATGAAAAACTGGCTAGAAATATACAACTGGATGAGATCGTTATCTAATGCAGAAAATGATGAGGGGTTTATTCCATTCCATGAACACACATCCACGGCAGAAATAATAGTTTTAAGTAGTGCTTATCAGCCAATTCATGCGGTTACTTTTAAAGATGTTTTCCCTACAAATTTAAGCGGAATAGATTTTGACTCTACAACTGCCGAAACAGAACCAGTAATTGCAACTGCAACATTCAGATATACATCTTACTCTATACATGATGTGAAGGTATTTGATTGACTTCGTGATAATTTGTTGGTAAAATAAGCCTAAACTATAGGAGTATTTTATGCGTTTTGATGACATTAAAAAAATGATAGAAGATGATATTGTTATTGATCCAACTGAATTGGACAAAGAGGCTCTTAAAACTCCACAGCTACACGGCAAATATTTAAACATTTTAACAGACGAAAAACTTTCACTATCAAAGTATCGTAGTGACTATAAGAGATTAAAGAGAAATAAATGGCTCTACTATACAGGTAAACTAAGTGAAGAAGAACTCAGAGATTTGAACTGGGAACCTTTTGGACTGTCGATACTCAAAAGCGACATTGATAAATTTTTAGATTCGGATGAAGAATTAATAAAGATTAAAGATAAGATCGTTTTCATAGAGGAAAAAGTTAATTATCTTGAAAGCACTATAAAAATGATTTCAAATCGACAGTGGTTGATACGAGAAGCAATCGATTGGGTAAAGTTCACGCATGGCACATGATACATTAAATATAAAACCTTATGATGATGTTTACATCAAGATAGACTGTGAACGGGGAGTAGCAAAAGAACT